GGATAGCCAACCATCAGATGCTGCATTTGCATAGTGCAATCTCCCCTTACTTATCCGGAGGCAATTGCAATATCTCTGTGAACTTACACAGGAGAAGCAGGCTATGAAGCAGCAAAAGGCGATGTTAATCGCCCTGATCGTCATCTGTTTAACCGTCATAGTGACGGCACTGGTAACGAGGAAAGACCTCTGCGAGGTACGAATCCGAACCGGCCAGACGGAGGTCGCTGTCTTCACAGCTTACGAACCTGAGGAGTAAGAGACCAGGCGGGGGAGAAATCCCTCGCCACCGCTGATGTGTCAGGCATCCTCAACGCACCCGCACTTAACCCGCTTCGGCGGGTTTTGTTTTTTCTGGTCGTTCTGGTTTACAATCCATCCGTCAGCCTGAACAACTGGCACCTGCTGCGCCAGCAGAGAAAACAGATGGCGCACGATACCAAATTTTACAATTCGGATAACTCTGCCGCCCCTGCCAGCAGGCACGGGCGGCGTTCTCATGCATTCAAATCTGACTGGTATCAGCACGACCCCTGCACCGAAGAACAGGCTGAATGGCTGATTCAGTGTTACCGCAGGCGCGGATACGAGATTAAGAAAGCCCTCAGCCTCGACTACCGTCACTGGATAATCTCCGTCAGGCTTCCTTACTCCGAACGCCCACCGCGTCCGTCCCGCACATTCCAGCAACGGATCTGGAGGTAACGTGCGGGTATTACTTCGACCTGTTCTGGTACCGGAACTCGGGCTGGTGGCCCTTAAGCCAGGTCGTGAATCCATGCAGGTATTTCACAATACCCGGGTACTGGTGGAGCCGGAACCGAAAAGCATGCGTAATCTGCCGTCCGGGGTCGTTCCTGCCGTTCGCCATCCGCTGGTGGAAGACAAAACATTGCTGCCATTTTTCAGCGACGAACGAGTGATTCGTGCTGCTGGTGGTGCTGGTGCATTGTCTGACTGGCTGTTGCGCCATATTAAATCCTGCCAGTGGCCACACGGCGATTATCATCACAGCGAAACTGTCATTCACCGTTATGGTACCGGCGCAATGGTGTTGTGCTGGCACTGCGACAACCAGCTGCGTGACCAGACATCCGAATCACTCGAGCAACTTGCTCATCAAAACCTGTCAGCATGGATGATTGACGTCATCGGTCACGCAATAAGCGGTACGCAGGAGCGTGAATTATCTTTGGCTGAATTATCCTGGTGGGCGGTCCGCAATCAGGTGGCGGACGCGCTACCGGAAGCGGTATTACGTCGTTCGCTGGGGGGGCGTGCGGAAAAAATCCGCTCAATGTACCGTGAAAGCGACATCGTGCCGGGAGAGCAGACCGCCACCAGCATACTGAAGCAGCGCACAAAAAATATTGCGCTACCGCCTCACACCCACCAGCAACAGAACCCACCACAGGAAAAGACGGTGGTCAGCATTGCCGTTGATCCGGAGTCTCCGGAATCCTTCATGAAACGACCTAAACGTCGCCGCTGGGTAAATGAGAAATACACACGCTGGGTAAAGACACAGCCGTGTGCGTGTTGTGGTAAGCCAGCGGACGATCCTCATCATCTGATTGGTCATGGTCAGGGCGGAATGGGAACAAAATCCCACGATATTTTCACGCTACCGCTGTGTCGGGAGCATCACAACGAGCTTCATGCGGATCCGCTGGCGTTCGAAGAAAAGCATGCGTAATCTGCCGTCCGGGGTCGTTCCTGCCGTTCGCCATCCGCTGGTGGAAGACAAAACATTGCTGCCATTTTTCAGCGACGAACGAGTGATTCGTGCTGCTGGTGGTGCTGGTGCATTGTCTGACTGGCTGTTGCGCCATATTAAATCCTGCCAGTGGCCACACGGCGATTATCACCACAGCGAAACTGTCATTCACCGTTATGGTACCGGCGCAATGGTGTTGTGCTGGCACTGCGACAACCAGTTGCGTGACCAGACCTCCGAATCACTCGGGCAACTTGCTCACCAAAATTTGTCAGCATGGATGATTGACGTCATACGCCATGCAATGAATGGCACGCAGGAGCGGGAATTATCTCTGGGTGAATTATCCTGGTGGGCGGTCTGCAATCAGGTGGCGGATGCGCTACCAGAGGCAGCATTACGTCGTTCTCTGGGGTTACGTGCGGAAAAAATCCGCTCGGTGTACCGCGAAAGCGACATCATACCGGGAGAACAGACAGCCACCAGCATCCTGAAACAGCGCACAAAAAATCTTGCGCCGCTGCCTCACGCCCACCAGCAAAACCCGCCACAGGAAAAGACGGTGGTAAGCATTGCCGTTGATCCGGAGTCTCCGGAATCCTTCATGAAACGACCTAAACGTCGCCGCTGGGTAAATGAGAAATACACACGCTGGGTAAAGACACAGCCGTGTGCGTGTTGTGGTAAGCCAGCGGACGATCCTCATCATCTGATTGGTCATGGTCAGGGCGGAATGGGAACAAAATCCCACGATATTTTCACGCTACCGCTGTGTCGGGAGCATCACAACGAGCTTCATGCGGATCCGCTGGCGTTCGAAGAAAAGCATGGTTCCCAGGTTGATTTAATTTTTCGTTTTCTTGATCACGCCTTTGCAACCGGCGTGCTCGGGTAAAAGAGGTTACTGATGCGTATAGAGTTTGTTTTGCCTTACCCGCCGACGGTGAACACCTACTGGCGACGTCGTGGCAGCACATATTTTGTATCAAAAGCCGGTGAGCGTTATCGCCGGGATGTGGCACTTATTGTTCGCCAGCAGCGGCTGAAATTAAACCTGTCCGGAAGGCTGGCGATAAAGATTATTGCCGAGCCACCGGATAAGCGCCGCCGTGACCTGGACAATATTCTGAAAGCGCCGCTGGATGCGCTGACGCATGCGGGGGTGCTAATGGACGATGAGCAGTTTGATGAAATCAATATTGTACGTGGTCAGCCAGTATCTGGTGGACGGCTGGGTGTGAAGATTTACAAAATTGAGAGTGAGTGAGCGTAAATATGATATATCCGGAAATTACAGGCAAAAGCGGCGAACATTTACGCCTGAACACGCTGGAAGCAGTCTGGATCCAGGGGAAATTACGGATGTGGGGGCGGTGGTCGTATATCGGTGGGGATAAATCCGGAAATATGTTTAACCGGTTACTGGTTTCGAAAAAGCTGACGAAAACAGCAGTTAATGAGGTTTTACGCAGCATGAAGAAATCCGGGCTGGAAAAACCGGAACTTGAGGCATTTTTTCGGGATATGACCAGAGGGAAGCAGAAGAGCTGGTTGTCACATTGTACAGACACAGAGGCGTTGATTATTGATCGCGTTATCAGTGAGGTGCTTGGGGAATATCCCGGGCTAATCAATATTCTCCGGCAAAGGTACGAAGGACGGGGAATGAGTAAGAGAAAAATGGCAGAATGTTTAAATCGTACTCACCCGGAATGGTGTTTCAGCACATGTGAGAAACGTATTGCAGGTTGGTTAGCCGTGGCTGAACACATGCTTTATGTACCTATGCACGATTCATTTCGATAAAAAAAGCTTGCTTTTTTACGCAGAAACAGCTTGAATTCCTGTAAGCTTCGCAAAGCTGTATCGCGAGGCGAAATGCAAGTTTTTTCGCACAAGGAAGCCACCGGAAGGTGGTTTTTTTGTGTCCGTAATATACAGCAGCGCAATAAATTCGCTGGTGGTTATTAATACCGTTCTTTCAGGTTGCTGGCTTTTTCGACAAGAGTTATTGGTGTGTCACGTTAACCGGAAAAGGGAAAAAGACATGCTGAAACAGCAGGATATGACAGAAACCGCCAGAGTGGTGTTTAATGAATTAAGCGTTACCGACCCGGCGACAGTCGGGGAGATTGCGCAGAATACTTACCTTTCACGCGAACGCTGCCAGTTAATACTGACCCAGCTGGTTATGGCGGGTCTGGCAGACTATCAGTTTGGTTGTTACAGACGCCTTCAGTCCTGAAGGCTTTTTTATTTGTGGTAAATGGGCGGCTGGTGGGTGTAAGGGGCACCCACCAGCCATCTGCTCATGCGTTGGGTTCACAAGCAAACCTCAGGCCCACTGCTTTGCGCAAAAGCAGAATGAGCCTATCAGAGACAGGCTTAATGATCCATGCTTAATACTGTAAAAATATCCAGTTGTGAGTTAATCAACGCCGACTGCCTGGAATTTATGCGGTCGTTACCCGAAAATTCTGTTGACCTGATAGTCACGGACCCGCCGTACTTCAAAGTGAAACCCGAGGGCTGGGATAACCAGTGGGCGGGTGATGAAGATTACCTGAAGTGGCTGGACCAGTGTCTTGCGCAGTTCTGGCGGGTGCTGAAACCTGCCGGAAGTCTTTACCTGTTCTGTGGCCATCGTCTGGCATCTGACACCGAAATCATGATGCGTGAGCGGTTTAACGTGCTGAACCATATCATCTGGGCAAAGCCGTCCGGACGCTGGAACGGGTGCAACAAGGAAAGCCTGCGGGCGTATTTCCCCGCCACAGAGCGCATTCTGTTCGCAGAGCATTATCAGGGGCCGTATCGTCCGAAAGATGCCGGGTATGAGGCGAAGGGTAGGGCACTGAAACAGCATGTGATGGCCCCGCTGATTGCTTACTTTCGTGATGCGCGCGCTGTCCTGGGGATAACGGCAAAACAGATTGCAGATGCCACAGGAAAGAAAAACATGGTGTCGCACTGGTTCAGTGCCGGTCAGTGGCAGCTGCCGAACGAAAGCGATTATCTGAAATTACAGGCACTGTTTGCCCGGGTGGCAGAAGAGAAGCATCAGCGGGGTGAACTGGAAAAGCCCCACCACCAGCTGGTGGATACGTATGCCTCTCTGAACCGACAGTATGCGGAGCTGCAGAGTGAATATAAGCATCTGCGGCGGTATTTTGGTGTGACGGCGCAGGTGCCGTACACGGATGTGTGGACACATAAACCGGTGCAGTTCTATCCCGGGAAACATCCGTGCGAAAAACCGGCAGAAATGCTGCAGCAGATAATCAGCGCAAGCAGTCGTCCGGGTGACCTGGTTGCAGATTTTTTTATGGGCTCAGGTTCAACGGTAAAAGCGGCACTGGCGCTCGGGCGTCGTGCAATTGGCGTTGAGCTGGAGACTGAACGTTTTGAGCAGACAGTCAGGGAAGTTCAGGATTTAATCGTTTGAAACGGATGAGATTGCAGAATTAATTTCGCACCATTATTATTCTGGTCCCGGCCCTTTAGCTCAGTGGTGAGAGCGAGCGACTCATAATCGCCAGGTCGCTGGTTCAAATCCAGCAAGGGCCACCATCACATACCGCCATTAGCTTATCAGGAAGAGCAGACGACACCATAACAGGGTTGTTGGTGCGGGGGCGGGTCCCCGATGGCGGTCCATTATCGGTATTCTGCGTTGTTAGCTCAGCCGGACAGAGCAATTGCCTTCTAAGCAATCGGTCAGTGGTTCGACTCCACTACAACGCGCCACACTTATTTTCCAGGCTCGCTTCGGCGGGCCTTTTTTGTATCTGCGCCACGCCCGGTGCATATCAACCACAGAGCCTTTCGGGGGTGAGCTTACGGAGTGGTCAGTGTGACTTTCTCTGTGGGCAGATCGCTCCCGGGCGTTGGCTCACCCACCCAAAGGAACGTCACGATGTTTGGTATTTTTGGTAAAAAAAGCCCGCAGAGCGGCAACGGAAATTAAAAAGTTTGAAAAACGCGATCTGGCACAGGTGGTGATTAACGCCGCATACCTGGTGGCCTGTGCAGATGGTGAATGTGAGGCTTCCTAGAAAGCGAAGATCGAACAGGTACTGCGTAATCAGCCTGCGCT